AATAGCATCCATCATTGTAGATTTACCAGCACCGTTAGTACCAATCATTAATGTAGTCTTAGTTTCGTCTAATTGAATTTCAGAAAACTTATTTCCTGTAGAAAGGAAGTTTTTAAATTTTATCTTATTGAAATGTATCACAGGGCAATTGCCTCTACATATAATTCATTTAAAATCTTTTTAACCTCTACGTCGTTATCTATATTCATACCATCTACATACTTGTTCAATATCGTGATAGTGTCCTCAGTATCAAATTCAACCTGCTCGGTTGACAATAAACCATGGTCTTCCACTATTGTTAGAGTTTCAGACTCACGTTCAACCTTTTCAACTAAAAGGTTAAAATGGGCAAAATTCTTCTTATTAGTAACAATTAATTTTACAATTTGACCAGTATAGTCCGCACCAAGTTGTTCTTCTTTATAATCTTCATCATATTGAACCTTAACATGTAACTTATAAGGATTAATTATTTGTTCACAATCTAGAGTTTGTGTATCGAAAATATGAAAACCTCTATCATCATTATAATCACCCCAATTGATTTCATAAGTATTGCCTAGATAAAATACATGACCGTTATCAGATTTAGTATGGAAATGTCCGGAATAGACCGTATGATACGTATCTAGGAATGCTGTAGAACGAGAATGGTACATTGAATTTACACCTTTCATCATTTCAAAACCTTGTAAATCAAAATGACCAAAAGCAATTTTAGATTTAGAATTATTAATAAATTCCATAACGTCTTCTTCATTGTCGTTATTAATCCAAGGAATCATATCAACCTCATAACCGTCATCTAATTTTAATGCTGATGCTTTTGAATACCCGATAATAGGTGAATGCCCATCAATATCAAATAATTGTTCTACTGAATTTACAGCAACGGTGTTTTTATAATAGGTGTCGTGATTGCCAACAATAGTATGCATGGTGATACCATTATCAATCATTGGTTGAATAAACTCTTTCCTCATTCTATTCAATGTATCAAAGTTTACATACTTACGTCTATCCATCAAATCACCACAATGAATGATTGTCTTAATATCGTTTTCTATTAAATAAGGGAAGAAAGTGTTAGTCCAAAACTTATAGAAATAATCAGAAAATGCTTTGCTATCAGACCTTGCCCCAAAATGAGTGTCTGTTATGATTGCTACTTTCATTTATGTTCCCATAAACATTGATAAGTTATTAGATTTTGCTTCCTTTTCTGCTAGTTTAGCTTCACGTTTTGCTTTCTTTTCTTTCTCTTTTGCTTCCATATCATCAATAAACTCTTTAATGTGAATATGAAAATCAGTAGAACCTCTTTCGTTAATGTAGTCAAAAGATTCTTTATCGTGTTCTTGAAGAGAATCCATTTGTTCAAAACCACCACCATTATCGAAATACTTGTATTTAACAAACTGCTGTTTCTTTTCTTTTTGAATACGTCTAAGAAAAGCATAGTAGATTATTTGAGTGAAATACGCAAAAGGGTTGTTTGATTTATCAGGGTTAAAGTTATGCATATACGCAAGACAGTTCTCAAGACCATCCGAAATCATATCATCCTTATAAGTGTAATTAATAAAGTTTGGTCTAAAAGAAAGTCTTTGAGCAATCTGTAGGAAACATCTAGCAATGTAATCAGTTACATAAGGTTTCTTTTCACCACGTTCAGCTTTATCTGCAATGTCAGCTTGGTATTCTATTAACGCTGCTAAGAAATCTTTATTATTAATGTAATGATTTTTATTATCTTTATCGACTGGTTCTTTTGGTTTGATAGCCATATGGTAGAGTCCTTATTATTATTTTTGGTATTAGATATATTATACTACGGAAATGTAAGAAAGTCAAGTTATAATGTAAATTAAATATTAAGAACGTGAGTGAACGAAGTGAACGATCATTCAACTCACGCTAGTGAGGTGAATTAGTTAAAGTGATGTAAGGATAATGTAAGGATAAGTTAATACATTAATAAACAAAGACTTTATTTAATTCATCTCATTACATTCGATGAATGTCGTTCACTTCGTTCACTCACGTTTTAGTAATTAATCTTTATTCTTTAAGTGGTGTTTTAATAGACGAGTTAAGAGAAGAGATAGGTGACGATATCCTATTTGCCATCAAATGTTAATTCATTTGTCTCTAGTGGGTTGTTGATACCATTATGTGGTGTACCCTGACACGATTTTACTTACAGACCTGACTTCGCTTTCTACTTGTCTACTAACTTTGTGTAGTCTGAACCACTTCACGAACTTCGCTACTATCCTCTGTTGTTTAAGGCTGGTATTTTTTTAGTTTTATTATATTATAACCTACAATTATCAAAAAGTAAAGTTTTTACACAATTATTTTCTGAGATGGTATTGCTATGGTTGAAAACATTTGTTCGTACTTATCTGCAATCTGACCATCTGCTTCGGCAATGAATAAAATGTCTTTTAATGATAAATGAATAACATTATCTTTACAACTCATCAAGAAAGGCGCAAATCCCATTTGGGCACCATTTTCATCTTGACTAACTACTCCAATTGTTTGAGGGTCTTTAATAGTAATTGCCATATTTTCTTCACTCAACTCGAGCAAGTCGCAAATAACTTCTGTTCCTGTATGTTTTAAATGTACTACTGATATATTCATAATTTTATACTCCTTAGTTTGTAATCAAATTTTTCTGAATTGTAAATCTTAATCCTTTCAACGAAATGCTTCAATGAAAAGTTCTTGTGTTTCTTCCACGATAAGTCATCACTTATATCAAAAAGTGTTGCTTTATCTTTTCCCTCAGCTTTTCGTAAACCTCTGCCAACAGACTGTAAATTCCTAATCCTAGACTTAGAAGGATGAGCAAAGATAATGTTATGGAGATTGCGGATATTGATGCCAGTAGAATAAGTGCCATAAGAGGCAACAATAATAGCATTGCTAGATTGTTCTGTAATTTTTCGTATTTCTTCACGTTCTTCTACTCCTACACTTCCTGATACAAAAAAGATTGGTCTTTCTGGGTCTTGCTTTTTTAAATAATTATATAGATGCTTCCCGTGCTTCTCAACGAATTGAAATAACACTAAAGTATTTTTAGTTCTACTTAACGTTAGATTACAAATAAATTTATTTCTATCAACGTGCCCGACTAAAAAATCAATCTCTTCTTGATATGTCATAGATTTAACAAACTTTCTTTCCGCATCATCGTATTTTAATGTGATTGCCTCAATATGTAATTTAGCAATCGTATCACTATCCATTAACTCTTTAGTTGTGGTGACCTTTTTAACTGCCCCGAATAATCCCTCAAGGACTAACTTATGTGTAGTAGTACCATCTAACGTTCCGGTGAAACCAAACTTATATTTACAATCAACCATTTTAGTCAAAATACTTGTTAATGACTTTGCTTTAAAGTTATGTGCTTCATCGCCAATGACGCAACCAAATTGCTCAAAGTATTGTTTCTTTAATTTATAGATTGATTGCCAAGTAGTAATTACTATTTGTTTATCTGTAACTTTTTCCTTGCCTGAATAAATTCTATGTACGTTGTCCTCACTAAACATTGGGTCTATTTCAGATGCGTAGTCTTTAAAGTCTTTATATAGTTGCTCAACTAACGATGTAGTTGGTACGATGATTAAAATCTTTTTATTTATCTTCCTCATGTAGTATTGAGAAAGTGAGTAAATCATAAACGACTTACCAGACGATGTTGGTGATAATAGTAATGCCCGTGACTCCGAGATTGCCCAATTAACGGCTTTTATCTGATAGTCGTAGGGTAATATGGGGTTAGAGTTTGCGTGCGGTTTTAACCCATTAACGAACGTCTCCGTAGACTCAATGGTTTCATAATCACCTAATTTTGGGTAATCTATCGTTAAATTGCGTCGATTAGCAAATTCAATAATATAGTTTAATAGACCAACATATACCTCACCACCGAATACATTGTAGAGGCGAATATTTCCATCCCATTGCCGACTTCTATATGATGGCATGTATTGATATCCCGGAACTTGAAACGTAAAGAAATCTGATAACTCGTGTGCTATCCCACTCTCACATTCTACGTTTAGAAATACGTCATCCTTGACGTTTACTACGATATCACTCATTATATATTATACTTCACCTTGTGTAAATTTTAAGAAATCTATAGCGTTCTTTATAGCAAAACCCCGAACCGTCATCATCTTACAAACTTCTTCTAGGTATTTGACTATTTCTTCTTGTAAAGCAACCCTTGCTTCTGCTTCAACTACATCTGGGTCTACCTTTACGTATTCTTTAACTTCTCTATCCTTTAATACATATTCATATGGATCCGGATCGTTACCATTATAGTAATTAGTTCTACCTAATGATACTCTATATAGTTCAGTTTTTAATTTCCTTAATTTCAAACGTTCCCGTAATACCATTTTAAGGTATTTATTGTGTTTGAGTGGTGTTGCTAATGATTCCTTAGCAAGGATTGTTTCGTCTAGATACAAGTCTTTATCTACTTGCTGTTCAAGTTGTTCTATATTCATACTTATATTATACCCTACTTTTAATCAAAAGTCAAGTAAAAATCAAAGTATATTATTATCCATAGTCATATATGTAAATTGAAAAGATGCGTCTGTTATGAGTTCTTCTGCTGATTCGTTATTAAATGCCAAATCGCCTATATTGGTTGGAAATAGATTATGGAATGTAAATTTAACATTTGAAACGTTTTTATTGTTTGTTAGGATATGTAAGGTAGCATCTACCATTAAGTTATCATCTTTTTCTTCTCTATTCTCTAACAAACCTGCAGACTTTTGAAACCAATCATATAGTTCCATATAGTTATTAAAATCTTCATCAACTAAAAAAGTTACAGTAAATGGAGAATAGGTTTGAGTTGTAGAAGGAATATAACTATAACCATGTACGGGATGCGGGACTGGTGTTTCGTTCACAGTTATACTAGGAACATTACATGATGTTACCCAAAATACAGATCCTGGAATACTAGAGATTTCTAATTTATAATTAGTTCCCTTTGCTAAATTAATTGATGCTGGTTGAATTCTTTCGCTCATACTAATATTTATAATAAAAATAATAAGCCATAAAAAACCCCCAATAAAGGGGGTTTTAACGGTTTTCCCAAGGTAGGGGAAACTATTTTTGCTTTCTTATTACAGGTTAGTTACAGTGAACTTACGGAAATAAGGGTTTGCACCAGCAACACCAGAAGCAAATGGATTCATAGTGATTCCATAACGAGTCTTGAAACCAAGACGCGGCTGGAAGTCTTCTTCACCAATTGATTTCATCATTTGTAAAGGAACGTATGGGCAGTAGAACATACCAGCATCATACATATTAGCACCTTTAAAACCAACGATACAAGTATCAGTTGACGCAAATTGGTCAACGAATACTTTAAACTTACCACCTAGAGTACCAGCAAACGTAGAGTTTGTAGTATCTGGAGCAGCACCGTTTTCAAGAGACATATTAGGAACATCCAATCCAGAAACCATATCTAAAGCAGACGCGATGTCAGCAGATACGATTAACCAGTTACCACGACCACGACCAGTGTTCTTAGCAATTAAGTTTGCTTCTTTATTGATTTGGATTAATAGTGACTTGTAACGCTCACCACTCCATCTAGCACCACCGTTGTCTGTTGCATCAGAAACGTCAAACGTTCCAGCAAGAGTAGTTCCTGCTTGTGCACCAGCTTCTGCTTGTGAACCAATAGTAACAATGATTTCACGGTTGATTTCCGCAAGGATCTCACCAGAAAGAATACTAGATAATTCAGACTCAGCGTCTAAACCATGGATTGCTTTCAAGTCTTGAGCAAGTTCAAGAGAGTATTTTGCTTTAAGAGCTTTAGTCTTAGCAGTAACACTTGACTTCTCAATTGAGAATGACATTTCAGCGTAAGTAGTAGCACCGCCACCAAATCCACCTAATGCTTCACCTTGAGCAGTTGTCATTGCGTCAGATTCAGACCCCACAGTTTCGATAC